CGAGGCTTCGAATTCTTGGCGGAAGGTGCGGGCGTCGAGTTGGGCGCGAGCAGCTTCGATCTCTTCCGGTGGGACGTTGTCGCCGTCGATCGTCGTGAATTGCCACCGGCTCCAGTCCTCGTCGCCGCTGTCGGCGTACTGCCAGAGTTCGTAAAACCAGCTGGCCGTGCCGTCGGGGGTGGAAATGAACAAAGCCCAGCCTTGTTTGTCGGCCAAAGCTGGGCGGATGACCTCGAACCAGACTTCGCTCGACATAAATGCGGCTTCGTCCAGCACCACGCCAGCCAAACTGCGGCCTCGTAGGGCCATGGCGTTTTCAGTGCCCTTCAGTTCAATCGTCGAGCCGTTCACCAGCTCGATCTTCAGATCCGTCTCGTTCTTCGATTTGATCCACGCCTTCGGGACCAGCTTTTTCATCACCTTCCAGGCGATGTCCTTCGCCATCCGGTATGTAGGGGCCGCGTAGAAGAAAGTTTCCCCCGGCCTCTCGATCGCCCCACGCAATAATTCGATGCACGACAGGTAGCTTTTTCCAAATCGTCGCCCGGCAACGAGGACGCGGAAGCGTTTACGGCTACTAAATACTTCGCCTTGGGCGTAACGGAGGTTGAGGGTTCCAGCAGCCGTGGCTGTCATTTGTATTTTTGGGGGTACTTTCTAGGTTATTACAGGAATTGAACCCCTGCCCCCTGTAGTACAGAAGAATAAATTGCGGATATATCAGTAGGTTCCCAGGGATTCGCAACAGCGCTCACAATTGCGAACCCTACCCCCGGGAATGATAACGGTTATCAGTCCCGGGGAGTAAAGGCGCGGCGGTCAGAGCAGGAAGAGAAGCAGAGGAAGAACCGGCAGAGCACCGGCAAGGATGAGGCGGATGGGGCGCAACATAAGTCAGGCTCCCATCTTGCGAGCCAAGCGCACCAGGCGCCAGAGCTCGGACATGTCGTCAGCCCCGCGAGTTGTACCGCGACATATACGGTCAGAGAGTGCTGCAACGTCACGGCTCAGGTCGGCTTCCGCCTTAGCGGCTGCGAGCCAATTGTGGTTAGCGGTTTGGAGCATTGGGAAGTTGTCCCGTACAACTCCCGTATTGTATTACAGAACAGAGCAGACCGCGAGCGGGTAGACGTGCCAGCCGCAACGGCTACCTGGGGGTAGACGTGTTGCGCCGATCGTCGATGGTGATCGAGAGCTGAGGAGCGGCTGCGGCTGCGGCCTCCGGTGCAACCTCTCCAGCAACCATGCCGAGGTCACGCATCAGCAGCTGAGCAGTGCCGATCTGGCCTTTGCGTAGCGCCAGCTCGATCGCCCGGAAGCGCATACCTTGCAAACGTGAAACTACGGACTGGCGATCTTGCTCCCAGTCGGCCTCGTTCCACTGTTTGACCGCTTCCCAGTCGCGCCAGGCTGTAGTTTCAGCGATACTTTCACGATCAGAGTGCTCTAGCACCAGCTGACGAACAGTCAAACCCGACAACTGCCGCTTGTAGAGACGCTTTCTGCGCTCCTCGATCACCGCGTCAGGGTTCCGTTTCCCGTAAGGTCGGGCCTTCTTTACTTCCTGCCCTTCCGAATCGCTCACGGTTCCAGTCACTAACTGTTGTGAACCCATGCTAACCTTTGCGGCCACAATCGTTTGCAAGTGAGCGAAGCGAACGCCGCAAACAAAAGCCCGGCAACTAGGCCGGGCCACTAGGTCAGCAGTTGCGCCAGTCAGACAAACGTAAAGACGTAACCGCGTTCACTGCTGCTGCATTTACTGACCAGCGAGTAGGAAGGTGCACCGTTTAGGCTGCTCAACTGCTGGAGCCACTGCACGGCAGCCGCTAGGTGATTCTCCGCAGCGGTTAGCCCGTGCCGGTAGCTGTAGGACTTAGCGCCTTTGGTGCTGCCCACAAAGGACACCCGGATATTGCCGGAGTCCTTCATGTAGCGAGTCTGAACGGTCCAGCAGTAGGACGCCACGCGGTCCAGCTCTTTAATGTCCAGCAGGCTCAGGGTCTGATCAGCCGGAACGGTCCAGCAAGCACGGGAGCCAGGAGTAACGATAGGCACGATGCGAGCGCTCCAGTTAGAGCGGGTTAGGTTTGACTTGTGCAACAGTAAGCCCGGAACCGGCCAGCCGTCAAGGCCAGCTAGCGGGGATCGGGTTAAGGTGCGCGTCGATGTCGTCCCGGAAGCGCATCCCAGCAGAGCCAGCCGTCCCGGTAGCCCGCCAGCGGCTCCAGCAGAAAAGCGCATAGGCCTCCGCGTCCGTGAAGCGGCCAAACGTTTCGTGGCTGTCCCACGTCTTAACGTCGCAGCCGTCAAAGCGCTCAAACGCAAAGGGCGACGCGCCAATAGGCCAGGTGCTCCAGCTGTAGGCGATTAAGCGGACCCGATAGCCGTCGTCCTGATTCCGGTAGATCTCCATTTCAGCGGCCAAACCTATGTTGTCGTGCCGGCTCCAGGGGTGGAGGTAGATCGACGTTTGAGCGCCTTCCGGGTAGCCGTATTGGTTCTCGTAGTGAAGCTGTAGAAAGTCGTCCGCTTGTGCCGGGACGGGATGGATCCAAAGAGGCTGCGGCATTGCTCAGTTGAGCGGGTACTGCCAAACAGTACAACCACAACCGACCAGCTGTCAAACGTTGCGCGGTGGTGCTAGTGTGTGAGGGTTCAACCGCTCTAACTGAGCAATGACAATCCAAAGCGCCAGCCTCAGACTGGCAGACCAGCTCAGCGCCAGCCCTTACGCTTGGCCTGGTGGGTATCCGTTGTTTGGCGTCACCAGTGACGGTGCTGCCCTTTGTCACCGTTGCGCTAAGTCCGAGCGTGAAGCTATCGGCACCACCACCGGCTCGGACGGCTGGCAGCTTGTGGCGCTCCAGCCCAATTGGGAGGATCCCGAGCTTTTCTGTGATCACTGCGGCTCCCGTATTGAGTCCGCCTACGCGGAGCCCGAAGCATGACTGGCGGCGAATGGACCACAAAAGGCCGCCAGCGTGAAGCTAGGGAAGCTGAGCGCGAGCAGGTCAGGCTGGAAAAGCGCCAGCTACGGGACCTGCGATGGGCGATTGAGCGCTCCACTGTTAAGGCGAGCGATTGGGCGGACTTGCTAACGCTCCACCAGATGCACGGCAAGGAGGGACCGCTCCAGCTATGGCGGGAGCTTGTGCCGTACTGGCGGGACTGTCAGCGCGTCAACCGTGGCGCCGATCTCCCGGCTGAGCTTTTTCCACAAGCTACGGGACTTTTAACGCGCAACACCGAAAAAGCTCCAGCGACTCGCGTCAAAGCAGCCAAGGGCTCCAGCCGTAAGGTCCGCAGCGATGCCGGAAAAGCCCAACCCTCCCGTAAAGGTGCCAAGCGATGATCAGCCCCAGTGAATTACAAGCTCAGGACCACATCGGCAAGCTTCGGACCCGGTGCCTCTTGCCGTATAAAGCTCCAACGCGTAGCGAGTGGATGGAAGAGCACAAGGATAGGCCGCTTTGGTGGCGCCTTAAATTCGCACCACCGGCCAACGACTAGAGTCCCAGTCCTGCCCTTGTGGTGGGGCTTCTCAATCCTTCCGGGTGAGATTCTTGCGTCTCACTTTGATACTCTCCCGTACGGTGCCGTCTGGTTCCCTGTCGCCTAGGAGGACCGCCAGGCCGTAGAGGCCGATGAGGATGCCAGCGAGAATCAGCATTGCTCCAGCCATCGCTATGAATGGCGAATTTCTTACACAGTATGAATGGCAAATTCGGGCTATGAATGGCGTTTTTGTGGTTTATGCCTGAATGGGAATTTCGAGGTTCTCGAAGTAGGTAACTACGCGAGCCAGGAAGTTGTCTTCGGCTTGCACCAGCTCGTCCTCGGTCATGTAGTGGACGTTGGGGCTGCCGCAGCGGCGAGCCAGCACGATGGCTGCTCCAGTTGGTCTTAGGCCGGTGAGGTGCTTGAGGCCTAGGGAATAGGCTCCGCATTGGTCGATGTATGAATGGCCGGGAGGGAGGCGCTCCAGCTCGTCCTCTCCGGTCTTGGTTTTGCGGCCTACCGATGTCTTCCAGTCGGCTAGTACAAGTGTTCCGTCGGGGAGTCCTCGGCGGTTGCCTAGCCCCACCAGGGCGTCGCACGTTCCAGCAAAGCCGGCGGGGTGATGAATGGAAAATTCGGAGGCGAAAACCTCGGTGACGTTCTCGGCGATCCAGTCGGAGAGACCTCGGGCGTAGCCTGCTGCGCTCCAGCCAACTCGGGGGACGTTGGGGCGGACTCGTTTGAGTGCCCATTGGGTGATGGGGACCGGGATTCGCGCCAGTCCTTGATCGTCCCAGCGAATAGCGTTTCGCTTGTTGGCGGTGTTGCGTGCCAGCTGCTGGGAGG